AAACAACGACAACTCTTGTGGGGTTAATTGTACGGATTGCAAAGCCGATACTTTTTAAAGTACCGACTATGCCTCCAATATGGTCTCCGTTATCATTAAGATTCGGAGCGGTTGACCAAGAACGAATGAAGGTATTAAGACCATCAATTACTAAAGTTTTAGAGTTGCGTTGCAAATCTCCAAATCCTTTATGTTCTTCATCTATTTCTTTTAGTATATCTAAATACTTTTTACTAATCTGACTCATTTGCTTCGTCCGTTGTTACTTCAACTTCATCCGAATTGGAATTGTTCTTATATTGCAATATTGCAGTTTCACAAATTCTTAAATAAATTTGTTCTTTAAGTTTGTCATCTTGTAACATTTTTGCAAAGTCTTTAGATTGAAACTTCATAACTTCTCCCGAATCAATATCAATATATTCATACCAAGCTCCTGCTTGCTTAAGGATTTTAGCATCTTTCATAACTGCTAACCATCCACCGAAATTATCAATACCTCTGTCAAAGAAAATATCAAAGTCTGCATGTCTCAATGGTGGGCCCATTCTATTTTTAATAACCTGACAACGAACTTTAATACCTACGATTCTATCACCTTGTTTCAATTGTCCCATATTCTTCAATCTCAATCTAACTGAACTATGAAATGCTAATGCCTTACCACCCGATGTTGTCCACGGGTCACCAAACATTGCGTTCATCTTTTGTCTTAATTGGTTTGTGAATACAAGTGCAATTGACTGACGACCAATCATATTAGTAATCTTTCTCATTGCTTTTGAAATGATAATAGCTTTGTCCGTTGCGTAACCATCTTTATCGTAATCAGCTTCCATCTCTTTCTTTGAAGATGCTGCTGCTACTGAATCGACTACGATTGTAACTAATCTATCTTTGTCTCCTGTTCTAACCTTTTCAATAATTGTTTCACATGCTTCAAAAATACCTTCAACGGTATCAACTGAAACATATAATAACTTTGAAATATCTACTCCGATTGCTTCTAAGTATTCTCTACTTACGGCAGTTTCGGTATCAATCAATACGGCCACTCCACCTTTGCGTTGTGTTTCAGCAAGGAGATGGGCGGAGAGCAAAGATTTTCCACTTTGCTCTAAACCCGTAATCTCACTAATACGCCCAACAGGGAAGCCACCATAAGGTCTATTAGAGATTGCAACATCCAACATAGCATTGCCAGTTGAAATCCAATCTTTAACATTGGTAGGAGCATCACCACCTTCATCATTTAGAAAGTAGGCAATCTTACCATCCTTATTTTGTTTGTTTAATGAATCAGCAAGAATACTTGCTAAATCCTCTTCTCTTTTGGCCATTGTAACCTAATTATTAATTGTTAAATAAATCATCAAATGCTGATGCTACATCATCCTTTTGTTTAGGAGCTTCTTCCTTTTCCCAAGGTAAGTCACCACTAATATCAGATGTTCCACCTAAGTCAACCGAAATATCGGATTGTTTTGGTGTTACTGCTTTTGGTTTTGGTGCTTCTAATTCCTCAACAATTTCATCATTAACTGCTGCTGATGGATTTAACCAATTTTCTAAAACTGACTTTAATTCTGCGTAAGATAATTCCTGATATAATTCAGTAATTTCTTTTTGACCATCTAATAATTGTTGGATAGTTTCCGGAGAATCTGCTAATTTAGATGTTGCAGGTTTAACTCTAATTGTTGTTGTTGGATAAGATGCGTTAGACTCTTCTGCTGACATTACTTCTAATACGATATCTCTACCTGTGTTTGGGTCTGTAATATCTCCGTAATCAGGGTCAGCGATATAACCTAATATATCTTGATAAACTGTCTTACCGAATCCCCAGAATTTTACTCCTTCTGATTCTTTACCTCTTACGATAACTGGTACAAAAGTTCTTAACTTTGGTTCCATTTTCTTACCTGCTTTCCAATCATCGGTATCACCTGTTCTTTTAAGTTTTTCTGCAAACTCAACGATAGGGTCAGGTCTACCAAATGACATTGGACTTAAATAAGTCTTGTTGTTAATGTTGTAGTGAAAGTAAAGTTCAATGAAAGGAATGTCTTTGTTGAACTTGTAAGGAACGATTCTCACTTGAGATTTTCCGTTTGCCGGTTTAAAGATTGAATCCGACTTTTTAGTGTTGTTTTGTAAAGAGCTAAATCTCTTTAGAGCCAATGAAATGTCCATTGTTTTTTTGTTTTTAAGGTTTAAAATTTGTTTTTAAAGTTGAGGTTTATATCGCGATATTCCTATATCTAAATATAACTTTTTCATCTTTTATTACTATAAATATACGACTATTTTTCCACATTACCAAATTTATTTTTGGAGGTTTTTTACCTTTCTTTCGAGGTAAAATACAGCTTTTTTGAGGTCTTCCAGTTCCTTTTGAGGGTCTTTTTTACCTGCTCTTGCAACATATTTGACTACATTGAATAAGTAAGCATCTTTGTCTAATCCCCACGCTTCACATACTTTAATTACTTCGTATGGGTTGTCTACTCCCCCATAGTGTTGAGGGCCGTTAACCATTTCTTTTACTTCCATATTTGATACCATTTTCTTTTAGGTGCGGGTTTACATAGACTAAATGGATTATCTCCAAATGATGTTGTTCCTACATATTTTGATGAAAACATATTTAAAAATACTTCGTGATATTTTTCAGGTATCTTACTAAAATCAGCTTTTATTTCTACATTTAATTCAATTGCACCATCTTCAATGGTTATCAATTTTAATGAATTGTAGGTTTCAACATATTGTGATGATTGAATATTTAAATGTCCTCCACCTAAAAATAACTCCGAATCTTTTTTCTTTTCTGCCATAACTTATTTTTTACTTTCCCAATATAATTCTCTAACCTTTGCTCCTAATTCGGCATCGTTTGGTGTATCTAAAATTGTTCTACTATTTACAGTGATAAGATTTCTATCCTCACCTAAATAACATTCTCTACACATTTGTCCTGCTCCCTCTACATAACCATATCTAAAATCTACATGAGCAGTTTTAAGTGTTGTGGTTTTCTTTCCACACATAATACAATCTTCGTAAATGTCTAATTCATTGTTTTGTTTTCCTACTGATGTAACTAATCCGTTTTCATCAATTGTAAGTGGTACATGTTGTTCACCCATAATTTATTCTTTAATTGTTTCTAATTTGTTTTTCAATTTTACTGCAAGAGCACAAGTTTCGTATTCCTCAAAGTCAATAAGGATTTGTAATTGTTCTTCTAATAATTCTGTAAATTCTCTACTATCAATGGATAATGTAATAACTATAACCTCTTTAATTAAGACTTTTGCGAAATCAACTCTCTTCTTTTTATTTCTTATTCCGAATGCAATACCATCTACGATTGCTTTTGCAAGTTCTCGTCTATTGTTTTCGAAAATGTCCGAAGGTACGTTTGCGTGAATTTGAATTGGAGTGTATCTATTTCTCTTTGTCATGAAACAAATATAAGAAAAATATCTTAATTCTCCAAATTTTGTGTATTAAAACTTTTGAATACTTTTGTAGGTATCATTTTATAACCTGTATTAGATGTGGTTAAGATACAATTTCTAAATTCTTCCCAATCAATCATATAAGAATTATCTAACATACCACCCGTTTTTGACTTAACTACTTCATTAAGTGCATTAATAGTGTATATTGAATTGGATTGTTTCTTTCTATGTACTAAAATAGTTTTCCATTCCGAAGGGATTGCATTAGAACCTTTCTCAACATTAAAAGTAATAAATGCTTCTTCAGGTCTTATCTTACTTTCTAAAATGAAAACATTTGGGTTAGTTAGAGTATAATTTGTTAATATAAAATTAACCGATTTATCTAATTCCTCCTTTGTCGTAAAAAGGCAAAGTAGTTGTGTATTCATTATTTCTTATTACTTTTTGATTTAAAACAATTTTGCATTTGAGGACTATATTGCATTGTTGTACTAGTTTTCGATGTTTTTCCTGCTTTACCTCTATATGTTCTATATCCAACTTCCTGTTGTTGACCCGTTTTTTTATCAACGGCATAACTAAGAATTTTCATACCGGTAACATTTCTTGCGTTTTGCAATTGTTTTTTCGTAGGCTTAGATATACCCATTGTCTGTAATTTTACCATAGCTTCTTTTTCAGAAAATTCATAAGTGTTTTCTTGTGTTTCTTTTACGGAAAATTTTTCTTTAAATTCTTGTGTATTTTGAACACCCAAACATTCTCTCAATAATTGTCCATTAACCATAACACCACCCATACTTGCCTCAAATGCCTGGCCCATCATACTATTTGGATTACCCGGTACATACTTATTTGGTGGAGAATCCATAAGAGTTAAATGTAGAGAATCAATGACATCTTCAGATTGTGTATATGTTCCTAATCCTTTTTTAGTATTACCAACTTTTACAACTATTTTATCCAAATTTCTAAACATTTTATGATAAGAATCTGCAACTTTTTTTCTTTGAACACTTACTATACTATTTACATCGATTCCTTCTGGTATTTCTTTTTCCGCATTTATAAAATTATCAGTTAATATTCCTGATATTTTCATTATAATTTTTTGTTGTGCATTCGTACCATTTCCACTTGCTACTACTTTTAATAAACTAGCATATTGGCATTCTTTTGATGGGTTTTTAATATTACAACCTTTTGGTAAATTTTCTATTATTTCTTTTTTAATACCCTTTTTGTCCATTACGGCCTCAGACCAGTTTTTATCCGAAATAGATTCACTATTATTTAATATTTTTACTTGTTCTTTTAAATCATAAC